CAGAAATTTCAGATTCGACAATCGAACCTGAAGCACAACCAACAGAAGGAGAAGACGAAGTGGAAGACACCGTCAAAGACGCTTCAACCGCCGAAACGGTAGAAGCCGCCCAGTCAGTAACCGCAAACGTAAATGCTGCGGTCGGTGGTTGGACAACTAAGCCACGCTTAGAGTTCACCGCCGCTAAGTACCTAGAAAACACAATCCGCGCTTCATTGGGTGACGAGAACGCTCGTCAGTACGTTGCAGCAGCAGACGACACAACAGACAACGCTGGACTTGTTCCAACACGTCAGTTGACTGAAGTTATTAACGGACTTGCAAACACAACACGTTCAGCAGTTGACGCGATTTCTCGCGGTGTATTGCCTGACGCTGGAATGTCATTTGAAATTCCAAAAATCACGACAATGCCAACAGTGGCTGAAACTGCCGAAGCAGGTACACCTTCAGAAACTGATCAGGCTTCTAGTTTCCTTTCAGTATCCGTCAAGAAGTACGCAGGACAACAGACATTTTCCGTTGAATTGCTTGATCGTACTTCACCGCTATTTTTCAATGAGTTGTTGACAAACATGTCAGCTGCTTACGCAAAGGCAACAGACTTAGCCGTCTACACTGCACTTGCTTCAGGTGCAACCGCAGACGCAACAACACTGACAACATACCCAACCGCAGCTGAATTGCTTGGTTTTGTTTCACGCGGTGCTGCTTCAGTTTATTCAAACACACAGGGATTTGCTCGCAACATTCTTGCAAATACTTCACAATGGGCAAACCTCATGACATTGAATGACTCAGGTCGTCCGATTTACATGGCTGCACAACCTTCAAACGCAGGTGGTTCAGTTCGTCCAGATTCAATTCGTGGAAACGTTGCAGGGCTTGATCTTTACGTTACTGCAAACGTACCGTCAGCAAATGACACTGACAAAGATGATTCAATGCTAATCATCAACCCAACTGCATACACATGGTATGAATCACCAACGTATCGCTTGCGCGCTGACGTTATTGCTTCAGGTCAGGTTTCAGTTTCAGTTTATGGTTACGGCGCAATTGCAACCAAGATTGGTGCAGGCGCGTTCGGTATCAACAAAACCTGATAACTAACCCCAACTAATCATGCGGCGGGTTCTCCCGATCTCGCCGCAGCCGATCGAAAGGAAACGGACATGCCAGTCATTGTCACTGCAAGCCAATTGCGCACGGTGCTTGGCGTGTCCGTTTCACTTTATTCAGACAGTTACCTAGACGAAATTATCAACACCGCTGAAGCCGTCATTTTGCCCATGTTGGTTGCAAACACTTCAGCCGTTAACGCTTACAAATTAGAATCAAACGTTGCTTATTTTTACACGCAACGCGAACACCATTTTGTTGCTGGTCAATCAGTCATTGTTGCTGGTTTGCCTGCACCGTTCACGGCAACTCACACCGTTGTGAATGTGACACCGTACTATTTCACCGCTGCATTGACTTCAACTAACGTCACATTGCGCGACATAATTCCAACAGGCACTGCAACACTTTCAGGCTATTCAGCAGCTGACATTTACGCAACCAGCGCGCCAATTGAATCAGCCGTTCTTGCAGTTAGCGTCGAAGTATTTCAATCACGCGTTGCAGCAGGTGGACAAATTGAAGGCGTGGATTTTGCTTCAACGCCGTACCGAATGGGACGCAGCCTGACCAATCGCGTGTCCACATTGCTTATGCCATTTTTAGACGTTGAAACGGTTGTGCAGTAATGCCAGCCAATGCCGTCGCCGATACCCGCGCAGCCTTAGCAACCGCATTTTCATCACTAGCGGCAACCTGTTATGCAAGCGTTCCTGAATCACCAATTCCACCAGCGATTGTCATTGTTCCCGATTCGCCCTACATGGAAGTTGTTTTGATTGGTAAGGCTTCAACAAAGGTCAAGATAAATTTTGCAATCACTGCCATTGTTGCTTCAAATAGCAACGCAGGTTCGCTGGACAACCTGGAAAAACTCATCATAGGAATTCTTGCGGCAATGCCCGCAGGATACGTTGTTGGCGTTGTTGAAAAGCCGACGGTGTTGGAAGTTGGACAAAGCCCAATGCTGGTTGCTGACATAAACGTTTCAACGTACTACACCCAAACAACATAAGGAGATAACGTGCCAACAACGATCATCACGGGTCGCGATTTAGTGTTGACGATCGCGACCGTTAACTACGACGCGCAGGCGACAAGCGCGGTTCTAGCAAACTCACCAACAGTCGAGACTTACCAAACACTTGACGGCAAGGCTTACAAGCACATTGACGATCAGTGGGCGTTTGACGTTTCAATGCTTGCAGACTGGGGTGCGGCTTCATCATTGTGCGAAGCCCTATGGACTGCATGCGAAACTGCACCAAACACAGTTTTGGCGGTTTCATTAACTGCCGTGACAGGCGCAGTCTTCACATTCAACGTCATGCCAGTATTTCCAGCAGTCGGCGGTGCAGCACCTGACGCGCAGACAGTTGACCTATCATTTGTAGTGGTTGGAACACCAACCGAAACATTCAGTTAAACCAAACTAATCGGGAGACAAAATGAAATTACCAATAACAATTGAATACAACAACGGCGACCAAATCACCTACACGGCTGCACCGCCTGAATGGGTGAAATGGGAAAAAAGCACTGGTCACACGATCAGTCAGGCACAGGAAAAAATCGGAATTTCCGATTTGGTATTTCTTGCCTATCACGCCATGAAGCGGGAAGCAGCTGGCAAACCAGTTAAGCCAATCGAAGCATGGACGGAGACAATCGCTGAGGTTATAGTCGGTGAAGCAAACCCAAAAGTCACGCAGTCGGAAGCCTTAGCAGAATAGTTTGGGAAGTAGCCCTGGCAACGGGGCTACCACCAAGCGAATTTGAAAGTGCCGAAGACATTTTGACGGTCATTGAGATTTTGGAAAGGCGGACAAATGGCAACTGACGGAATCAGTTACGACAAGAATGAATTGCGTGCCATTGTCCGATCTTTTAAAGCAATGGACGACGAAGCATTGTCGCAAGCCAAGGAAGCAACCAGCGAACTGGCAACTTACGTTCAAGGCAAAATCAAGGCAACGGCTGCAACCCGTACGCGCAACTTGGTTGACAACCGTGTTGCTGACGGTTCAAAGGTTTCAAAGTCTTCAAAGGTTGGCGAAATCTCATTTGGTTACGCGGGGCAGAAATTAAGCGGTGGCGCAACAACCCAACAAATTTGGGGCGGCGTTGAATTTGGTTCAAATAAGTATAAGCAATTCCCAGTGTGGTCAGGTCGTGAAGGTCGCGGGTCACGCGGCTGGTTTATCTATCCAACACTTCGAAGCGTTCAACCTGAAATCGTCAAAAAATGGGAAGAATCGTTTTCAAAAATAGTTAAGGAATACAACTAATGGCTGGCAGTCGTACCCTTAAACTTTCGATTCTTGGCGACGTTGACAATCTCAACAAATCGCTGAAGTCTGCAAGCCAAGACGTTGACACGTTTGGCGACAAGATTGGCAAGACTGGCAAAATGATTGGCGCAGCCTTCGTTGCCGCTGCCGCCGCTGCTGGTGCTTATGCCGTCAAAATAGGCATTGAAGGCGTCAAAGCCGCCATTGAAGACGAGAAGGCACAGACACAGTTGGCATTGGCGTTAGAGAACGCCACAGGGGCAACAAAGGGTCAAATCGCCGCAACTGAACAATCCATTTTGAAAATGTCATTGGCAACTGGTGTGGCTGACGATCAACTGCGACCAGCGTTGGCAAGGTTGGTCAGAAGTACGTCTGACACCGAAAAGGCGCAGGAACTATTGGCAACCGCGTTGGACGTTGCAACGGCAACAGGCAAACCGCTTGAAACGGTTGCAAACGCATTGGGCAAAGCGTACGACGGAAACACTGCCGCGCTTGGCAAATTAGGCATTGGGCTTTCATCAGCCGAATTAAAGACAATGAAATTTACTGACGTGCAAGGCAAATTGTCAGATTTATTTGGCGGGGCTGCTGCGCGAAACGCTGACACTTACGCGGGACGAATTGCTCGCATGCAGGTTGCCTTTGACGAAGCCAAAGAGACAATTGGTTTTGCCTTGTTGCCTATTCTTGAAAAGGTCATCAACTTCATCAACCAAAACGCATTGCCAGCAATCAACGCATTTTCAAAGGCGTTCAGTCTTGACGGCGGTGGCTTGGGTGGCACGATCACAAACGTTGGCAACATCATCAGCAGCGTTTTCACACCAATCATCAACGGTTTGATTAAGGCGTTTGGTTACGTTCGCGACGCAATCGGTGACAACCTTGACACGTTCAAGGAATTTGGCGGTTACATTGCAACCTATCTTGCGCCAGTAATTGGCACGGTACTTGGCGGGGCTTTACAGGTTGCAGGCAAAATCGCAGGCGGTGTCATTGACGTCATTGCTGGCGTTGTCAGAATTTTGAATGGTTTGATTTCCGGGGCAGTTGCTGGAATCAACGCGTTAATTTCTGCCTATAACGCAATTCCATTTTTGCCAAACGTTTCAAAGATTTCAACACCAACGGTCAGCGTTCCAACAATTAAGACACCAACGGTTTCAACTTCAGTGCCAACAATACCAAGCATTTCAGCACCGTCAGGCGGTGGGGCGACTGCTGCCGCTGGTGGCGGCGTTGCAACGGCTGCGAAGGTTGCTGCAACGGCAGCTGCTTCAACAGGATTTATTGGCAGCGCAGAATCTCGCGGATTAAGTGATCGGGCAAATGCGGAAAGATTGGGCATGGGAACAACAATCAACCTGAACGTAACTGGTGCGTTTGATAAGGAAGGCACTGCCCGCACAATCGTGGACACTTTAAACAATTCCTACTATCGCGGCACAGGTGGCGCAACTAACCTGCAAATAGCATGACGCAATGGAATCCCATTTGGCTGGTTGAAATTGACGGCGTTGAATACACCGACGCCATTTTGGCAAACCTGACCATTCGAAGCGGTCGAACAAACATTTATGAGCAGGCGCAAGCGGGATACGTCAACATTCAGTTGATTGACCTAAGTCAGGCAACAATTCCTGTTTCAATCAACTCAACAATTTCAATTCAGGTCAAAGATACTTCCGCCACATTTGTCCCAATTTTTGGTGGAAACGTCGTGGACATTGGTTTGGAAGTGCGTGACGTGGGTTCAACCATGTTCACACAGACTTATTCGATCACTGCACTGGGCGCATTGGCGCGTTTGCCTAAGTCGCTGACAAACGGCGTTCTTTCAAAAGACTTCGACGGAAATCAGATTTACACAATTCTTTCAGACTTGTTGTTGAACACCTGGGCTGAAGTGCCAGGGGCATTGACGTGGGCAACCTATGACCCAACGACAACATGGGCGGGGGCTGAAAACATTGGGTTGGGCGAAATTGACCAACCAGGTGACTATGAATTGGCGGCACGATCTTCAGACCGAACCGACGTTTATTCCCTTGTTTCGGCACTAGCAACGTCAGGGCTTGGGTACATTTACGAGGACGCGCAAGGACGCATTTCATACGCTGACGCCACACACCGCAGCCTTTACCTTTCAACCAACGGTTACGTTGCACTTACGGCAAACCAAGCCCGTGCAGCAGGCTTACGCACTGAAACCCGCGCAGGCGACGTTCGCAACAACCTAACAATCAAATACGGGGCAACAAGCAGCGCGGAAAAAAGCGCAAGCGACGCAACCTCAATCCTTACTTACGGCACACTTTCGCAGATCATCACAACAACACTTCACAATGCAGCTGACGCGACTGCCCAAGCCAATTTTTACTTGGCACTTCGTAAAGACCCGCAACCAATCTTCAGTGAAATCACTTACGATTTGACCAACCCTGAAGTGGACGATTCTGACCGCGACAATCTAATTGGCGTTTTTATGGGCATGCCCGTGGCGATCAGTGACCTGCCTGCAAACATGGGTTCAATCTTCCAGGGCTTCGTCGAAGGCTGGTCGTTCCAAGCGGGATACAACACACTTTCAATTTCATTGCTTGTTTCACCAACCGCGTATTCATTGCAGGCATTGCAGTGGAACGAAATTTCCAACACATTTACTTGGTCGGGCGTGTCGCCAACACTTGACTGGGCAAATGCGACAATAGTCACTTAACAAGGAGAAGAACCTATGACGAACCCGACAACGCCGTTTAGTTGGCAAATGCCGACTTCGACCGATTTGGTCACGGATTTACCAGCAGACTTCGCAGTTTTTGGACAAGCAGTTGCAACGTCAATGGCTGATTTGCTTGGCGGCACAACTGGTCAGGTTTTGTCTAAGGCGTCAAACACTGACATGGACTTCACCTGGGTTGCCCAAGACGATAGCAACGCAATTCAAAATGCAATTGTTGACGCTAAGGGCGATCTTATTGGTGCAACCGCTGCCGATACACCAGCCCGTTTAGCGGTAGGAACAAACGGTCAGGTTTTGACCGCTGATTCAACCGCTGCAACTGGTTTGGCATGGGCAACGCCTTCAAGCGGAAGTCTTGTGTTACTTAACACAACAACATTTTCAGCGGTAAGTTCTCAGTCAGTCGATAATGTGTTTTCTTCAACCTATGACAACTATGTCCTTTATTTTTATGAAACCGCCGCAAGCGCAAACCATAATTTGAGACTAGACATGAGAGTTTCTTCAACTGATACAGGTATGACATCTCAAATGATTGCTCAGTATTCAACCACAATCACAGGTTCAGATAATGGTTCAGGAAGCGCAACAAGGGGTTTATTGTGCACTGTTGCTAGTGCTTATACGGGCTATACAGCGGGTAAAGTAGACATAATGAACCCAAATCTTGTTCAACGCACAACCGCATTTGGCAATTGTTTTGCAGTTAATAGTTCGGGTCAACCTTACCAATACAGGTCGGCAATTTACACAGACGGCACAACATCATTTACAGGATTCACATTAAACGCTTCTTCAGGAACAATCTCAGGCAATCTCAAAGTGTATGGAGTTAAAAACTAATGACTGAAAAAATTATCTTAGCCGTTGCCAATGCTATTTCTGGCGAATACACTACACACGAATTGCAAGGCGCAGAATTAACTGCGTACTTAAAAAAGCGAGATGAATTAGAAAAACAAGCAGCGGACAAGGCAGCAATCGAAAACGACGCGAAAGCGGCACTTTTAGCAAAATTGGGGATTACGGCAGAAGAAGCCAGTCTTTTGTTATCCAGTGGACAATCAACTGCAACGGTTATTTCTAGTGAATAACTATCCACAAGGCACAAATGCACGGTTGATTGAAGTTGCAGCAGCTGAAGTTGGCACAATCGAAGAAGGCGATAACCTGACAAAGTACGGCAAATTTACAAAGGCAGACGGTTTGCCCTGGTGCGGAAGTTTCGTCAATTGGTGTGCAGCGCAGGCAGGTGTCAAGATTCATTCAGTTGTTGGCACTGCCGTTGGCGCACACAAATTCAAAGAGATCAACCGCTGGTCAAGCATGCCGCAGTTAGGTTATTTGGCTTTCATGGATTTTCCACATGACGGCGTTGATCGCATTTCACACATTGGAATTGTTGTTGGACTAATTGACGGCAAAACTTGTTTGACAATTGAAGGCAACACCAGCGGGACAGGCGACCAACGCAATGGCGGCATGGTCATGGTCAAGGTTCGATCATACGGAGAAGGCAAGGAGATCGTCGGTTTTGGGATTCCAAAGTTTGTGCCATACAAAGGCGAATTCCCTGCAATCGAAATACCAACGACGGCTGCGAAGCCAAAGAAGGAGACAAAAAAATGGAACAAGCCAAAGCCCTAGCCGCCTCATGGGCGCGCTCATTCATGGCAGCAGCCCTTGCGTTATACATGGCAGGCGTGCAAGACCCTAAGACCCTTGCAATGGCTGGTGTCGCAGCGGTTGCACCAGTAATCTTGCGTTGGTTGAACCCGCAGGATAAGAGTTTCGGGTTAACGGGGAAGTAGTCCGAAAACTTGCAGCCGTGGGCTTAGCGTTGGGCATTTCGCTAAGTCTCACGGCGTGCGGGTATCAGGGCTGGACACGTTATGAGTGCCAGGAATTTGAGAACTGGGCGAAGGCAGAATGTCAGCCGCCAGCGTGCGTCCCTACTGGAACATGCACTGACGACATACTTGGATTTGAGTCACAACAGACCAGCCCGACGCAAAACCCCTGAAGAAGTCCACGCCCAACTAATCCTGATAATCGGCGCAACACTTGCTGCCGTATTCTTGATCGTTACGTTGGGAATTACTTATGCCCTGATTTTCGTGACGCAACCAATTGGGGCGCAAGCACCCAACGACGCGGCGTTCATTGACCTTTTGAAAACCCTGGCAATTTTCCTGACTGGTTCATTGGGCGGTGTGCTTGCTGGCAACGGACTCAAATCGAAGGCGAAGTCAGGTGACACGCCGACAAACACGCAAGGTTCTTGATTTGGCGCGCCTTATGCGTCACCCTGTTCCCAGGTGGTAGTCCTTATCACCAAGAATCGGGAGAATTCAAAATGGTACTTGATCTATTAGACCCCGCCACATTGGGGCGTTTGACCTTGCTGGCAATTTTGCTAGTCATGGCAGCAGCCGTTGGTTACGCAATGGGACACAAAGACGGAAGCCGTGAAGGATACATTCGCGGGCGCGCAGTCAGTCGTCACATTTCAGCTGCTAACAAGGCGGTGAAATAAATGGGGTTCTTGGATAACTACGAAGCAAGCCGCGAACGTTTAGAACGCTGGAATCGCACGTTCCCATTGGGACGCATTGAAACACGGATTGTCGAATTTAGTGCTGAAAAGGGTTACGTTCTAGTTGAAGCAAAAGCGTTTCGACACATGGACGATTTGGAACCAGCAGGCATTGACTACGCTTACGGATACCAGGGCGCGTATCAGCAAAACATGAAACGTTGGTTTTGCGAAGATACGGTCACAAGCGCAATTATGCGCGTTCAGCAATTGGTCATGGGCGGTGCTGAAAGAAGCACAAAGGAAATCATGGAACAGGTAGAACGCACACCAGCCAAGATCGCAAACGTTGACACCAACGATTATTGGACAACCAAATTTGGTGACGTGCCTAGTTTCAAAACGGCAGCTGACGCCGAACAGGCAGGTATCCCGTCATTGGGTTCAAGCATGGACGAAGTTGCAAAACAACTAGGCGGTGAATTGGTTAAGGAAGCACCGCAGTGCGCACACGGTCACATGATTTGGAAGCAATCACACGACGGCGCACCGAAAACATGGGGCGGCTATTTCTGCACCGAACGCACAAAGGCAACGCAATGCCCGCCACGCTGGCATGTCTTGTCCAGCGACGGCAAATGGAAGCCACAGGTGTGATGAATGGGCGAATACATGGAAGTAATCAACCCGCAAACCATGATTGGCAAACTGCTCAAAAACGGTGAAGTCGTAGAAGAATACAAAATGGAGCAATGCGACAAATGCTCAATGCTGGTGCGCTTGGACGCCTTCGGGTATCAAAAGGGTTTTGGCAATGAAAAGATAATTTGGTTTTGCGTTGGTTGCAGATGAAAATGACATTGACGCATGAAGAACAAATGATCTGCATGCTTGCTGCCGTCAAACTAACCGCGGAATCAACAAAAGGCATAGACAATCCGCAGCGTTATCAAAAGGACTTGGGAACGTTTGAATACCTGGTTGAATCGGCTGAAGCAATTGGCAGTGAATGGGTTGTTGCAAAATACTTCAATCTTCCGTTTGACCCATACGAAAACAAATTCAAAGTTAAGGCAGACGTTGGCAATTCAATTGAAGTGCGGTGGACTAAGTACGTTGCCGGGCAGCTGATAATTCACGAATACGACAGACCAAATGACATTGCAGTCCTTGTCACTGGAAACGCACCGCATTATTTCATCGCGGGCTGGATACCCATTGCAATGGCACAAAGACCGAAGTATCGCCACAGCAAGCAACCCAATTGGTGGGTCACGCAAATCAACCTTCAGCCGATCGAAAACTTACGGAGAAGCAATTATGGACAAAGTTCAATTTGAATGTCGCATGTGCAAGAAGAAGACCAGCCAAATCATTGTCAAGATAACCGACTTGCTTCCACCAGGTGTCGAAACGATTCAATGCACAGTGTGCAGTTCAATGACAGTTGCACAGATTGGACAGTCAAATGCCGATCTATGAGTTTAAATGCCAGGTGTGCCAAATCAGTGTTGAAGTGGATCGAAGCATGCACGAAGAACGCCAACCAATCTGCTGCGGGCAAAACATGAGTCGGACGTACTCAACTTTCGGGATTTCATTCAAGGGTAAAGGTTGGGGACACCAGTGAGATTTGCATACGCTGACCCGCCTTATTATCAGCAAGGGAAAAAACATTATGGGAAACTTCATGAAGACGCAGCCAAATGGGACAATCAGCAAGCCCACATTGAACTGATTGACCAGTTAATTGACCAATACCCTGACGGCTGGGCAATGTCGTGCAATCCTGCAAATCTGCACTTCCTTTTGCGCCCTGGCATAAGAGTTGCAGTGTGGTGCAAGACGTTCCACCAAATTAGACCAACAACGGTGCAGTTTGCTTATGAACCAGTGTTGTTTATGGGCGGTCGTAAAGATAATAAGCGACAACCTATGGTGCGGGATTGGCTAACGTCTTCCATAGCTATGAAAAAGGGCTTAGTAGGGGCGAAACCTGACGTGTTTAACAACTGGGTGCTTGATCTGCTCAACTTCCAAGACGGCGACACCCTTGACGATCTATTTCCAGGTTCGGGCGGAATGGGTGAAGTTATCCACAGGCGCAATGCACAGTTGGGCATAAACTATGCTTTATAACAAAACGTTATCAAATCGTTATAAAGTCGTTATGAAAGCATTGGCGTTGCGTGAGCGCGAATGGCTTGCGCGTGGGGTGTACGCTGAAGCGATACAACCAACCCAGGATTTGAAGTTCTTGCAACAGAATGAAGTTCTTTCAAAGAATAAAGAGATAAAGATAAAAAAACGGCTGGTGTTTATCGGTTCAGCCTTAATCGCACTGCAAGGCACGAATACTGCCTTAGCTGCCAACTATTCAATAGATCACTTGAAACTCTATGCACACAGTCGTTTGCTTGACTACAAAGAATTCCAGTGCTTTAACAAGATCATTACAAAGGAATCACGTTGGTCATACACTGCACGAAATGGCAGTCATTACGGACTGGGACAGATGAGATC